CAAAGGTAGACCAGAAGAAGATCTAGCTAAATCTGAATGGTATAAAAATAAACTTGTAGAAGTAATGCGTGATGAAGAGGCTATTAATCCTCCAGAAGTTACAGCACAGTTACAAAGACTAGAAATGGTTGATGATTAGCATTCCAATAAAAGATGAAATTGTTAGTCATTGTAGAAGTTTATTAAAACAAACTAACTTTGGTAAAAGAGGTATTGCTGATGGTAATGCCTCTGAACAATTAAGAGGGATTGTAGGTCAGTCTGTTGTTTTAGATTTTTTAGGATTGCCATTAATTGAATCTAATGGATTTGATAATGGAATAGATTTTACATATAAAAATAAAACATATGATGTAAAAACTATGGGAAGAAATTGTGATCCAAAACCATATTTTGTAAATAATCTTATTGGATTGCAAGATAAATACAAAGTAGATAGATACATATTTTGTAGTTTAAACAAAAACAATATGATCTTAACTATTTGTGGATGGATAGATAAAGATGATTTTATTGAAAAAGCTAGTTTTTATAAAAAAGGTACTGTAAGAACTAGAAGCGATAATACATCATTTCAAACAAAAGCTGATTTGTATGAATTACAAAACAAAGAATTAAATGATTTTACTTTAATCGTCTAACTCTGGTACTTCTGAATAAACGGATAACCCATCACCACTAATTTCAATGTGACTTCCGTCATTTAACATTATAATAAGCACGTCTTCACCGTAGTAGGCTTCTGCTTCTACAATTACTTTTCCAATCATATGCTCACATAATTGTTGAATATTCATAATTTTCCTTATATGCTGATAACCGATTCTTTTGTGACTTGCTCTGACTTCACTGACCTGCTCCATGAACCGCATCCTTGACATTGAAAGCGTTGATACACTCTAGATAAACTTACTTGAGTGCCACGTTTGTTTAATTTGCGTGAACCGCAATTTGGACATACTGTATTTGCAGTATACGCATTGTGATTAGGATGTGATTTAATCCATGCCTTGAACTTGTCGTAGACTTTCTCTAGAAGCACAACGTCATTCTTGTTGTATTCTTCCATAGTCTTCCAAGCCTTACGATCATTATTCATACACTTAACCCACAATGTATGACCTTCATGTTCAGTCTTACTTCCTAATCCTAAAGCTTGTGATACATAGTCTAGTTTGTTAGAAACAAATCTAAACTGTCTTCTTGCTACTTGCAATAAATCTATCTGTTTAGCTGGTGCTGGAGGGCTCATACCAGATAATAAAAACTCTTTCTGTAAGATAGGTATATCAAACCTAGAGCCATTATAATGGACTACGGCATCTGCTTCATCAAGAAGTTTATGCACAGATTGTAACATCTTCTTCTTACCAGACTTTTGTATAGAATCAAACATAATCTTTGGTTCACCATACCATTTAGCTGCATAGCATAATGTATAAGATGACTCTAAAAGTTGGTTTATAGATATGTTTTGGTCATATATTCCCCAGACATGAGCCGTGTTAGGGGATACTTCTATATCAATCATTAAAATTTTCATAGTAGTCTCTAGTGTTGAGATTACTTATTATACACCAAGAAAAAGTCGTCTTTCATCTAATCTTCTGTTTTGTAAGCCTTTTAGTATCTTTCCACCAGCTTTGCAATACTTGACTAGCGATTCCATAGCCGCTTCTTTATCGCCACGAAGCAACGCTTGACGGATGGTTGAACGCTGAAAGCATCCAAGACCCAAATTAAAGCAAAAGCTGACAAGAGCGTCAAACTCATGTTGTCGAAGAGGCACGTTAGGTAACATCTTATGTATTCCCAACTCGAAACGATTGAGGTCGTGTTTAAGAATTCCATCTATTTCCTCATTTGTGAATGTTTTGTTCCATGCTTCTGGAAGAGATTTACCATCTCCAATAAGATGACCCACGCCAACAGTCCATAAACCAGCAGGACACTTATAAGGCTTATTACGAACACCTTCATGATGACGGATTAGCTTGATAGCCTCTTTAGATACTTTCACGTTTTTTTTCCCATGTACGAGAGCCGAAATAGAAACCAATAATACTTGCTGTAATAGCCATTTCATCTGTACCAAATACTGCATCTGAAGCTGTTACAAAGTCTACACCTGTCCACATAGCCCAGCCTAGAGAGATAAGGTTGATAAGCACTAACTCACCTACAAAGATAAATGCGACTACAGGTCTCACCATAGCGTTCCAATTTTTAACTGTAGGACTTGCATTTTCTACTAACTTCTTATCATGGTCGTATAATGCTTCACGTTCTTGTGCGTATGTTTGAGCTTCTATTTGGTCTAGCTTAATAGCTTCTATTTTTTCTTGTGATATAAAACCTGCTTTAGCAAGTTCTAATTCACGTTCTGTTTGTAACTTTGCCATTTCTCTTTCATGCTTTTGGTCACCTTTTTGCTGAAAGAAACCTAAAACACTAGGTAAGCCTGAAGTAGCAAAACCTAATATACCTGATAGAATACTTAACATTATAACTCCTTTGGATCATAGCCTAGATGATTAGCTATGCGTTTTTGTAATTTTAAAAATAAACCTTTGTGACTTGTGTATTTCTCTGTTTTAGGGGACTCTAGGTAACATATCATATGTATAATTTCGTGACATAAAGTTTTTAAAACTGTATCTAAATGACCGCATTTAGCAGTAGATATAGTAATGATATGTGGCTCACCTGCTTCAGGTGGTTGATATTCACCACAAATAGTATCGTCATGCACTACTACAAAGTCTACTTTAGATGCTGGTGGCAACTTATATTCGTCAAACACAGGGAACTCTATCAAAGCTGAATATAAATTAGCTATATTGTTCTCTGTGATGAATGTCATTTTGATAGAGGATTCATGCTAGAACGTTTAAGAGTATTAAGCTTATCATCCATAGCATTGACAGTAGCTTCTAATTCTTTACGCAAACCACCAACCATAGCAGATGTTTCACGAGAGTTAGCAATAGCGTCAGATGACTTTTCGCTAGCCTTCATAATAGACTCTGATAGCTGATATTGTCTTTCTGATACAGCTTTCATTTGTATCTCTAAACCGTTTATGCGTGACTCTATAGGTGCTAAATCAAGGCTGTCTACAGCCTCAATTGCCGAAACCATCTTGTTGTAAAAAGTTATGCCTGCGTATGCTCCTCCAGCTATGATCGGTAATACGATCAAAATCATCTTGAGAAGTGCCGAGCTGGATAAGCTCAAGCTGAAAGTTTTGGTTTCTTCCGAACTCACGGTTTATCTCCTGTTCAAATTTAAATGCGTCTGTTATCTCTATTTGTTGTATAATAGGTTTATTAAGTATTTCTAACGAAAGGACTATTCCAAAGCCATGTACAAGTTCCTTACCCTTTGGTACATCAAGTTTAGGACTCTCCTTGCTTTCATTCTTTTGTTCAGTTTTTGGTGTCTCTTTTGGGTTTTCTTCTTTTGCTTTTGGTGTATCTTTAACTTCTTGTTTTGGCTGTTCAACCTTAAGTGGTAATTCAGCTTTAGGCATTTCTTGAGCAACAGGGTTTTCTATAGGCGTAGGAGCTACAGGAACGCTTATAGGAGGACTATTTACTGGATTAAGGGGTGAGGTAGGGCTAACTGGAGAACTCACGTTGGTGACGTTTGTAGCACTCTTAACACAGGTATTAGATGTTTCTACCCAAGCACCAAAAACAGGACTTCCATAAGGATCAGGACAAGATGACATTCTTGTCTCTGTAATAGACCCTACATAATCAGTTTGACAGGCTAGTTGTCTTGTTTCTGTGCTGGTTTGGCACGTTGGAGGATCTTGCGTGCAGTTGTTACTAACTTCGTACCAAGCTGACCAAGTTTGCGTAGTACAAGTATAACTCCTGCTTTGATTGACAACGCCACTATAATGAGGTAAGGGACAAGCCAAACTTTGATTTTCTGTAGCGTTGACACAAGCTGGTTGCCTGTACGGATCGCAAATGGGATCATCTGGTCTGTAAGAAACACACCAGTAATCTCTAATAGCCACTTCGTTTTCGATACCGTTACAGTATAGGTTAGACATGTAACCTTCTTGAGTTGGTGTATAAGTGCAGTACCAAGCATAGGCGTTATTTCCTTGTAGGGATAGAAGTAGTAATAGGCTCGTCAGGAACAAGCGGTATAGTGAATGTTGGACCATATAGTTTTCTAAATGTATCTGGTTTTAATTCATACCAGCCACGCTTTGCAGCATCACCGATAGAACCGTTGATAGGGCATGGAGATCCTGATTGCAACATAGCTTCAAATACTCTATTATCTTGACAGAGTATAGAAACTGCTGCAACTTTAAGACCTAAATCATTGAGAGTTTTAGCTAATTTAATACGTTCACAATTCTCATCTTTATAGCCAGAGCCACCACTTACGCCAAATATTGTACTAGATACAGAACCACTAACAGGAACAAGGCAAACGTCTTGGCTAAAAGCACTTATAGAAGGGCTAATGGCACTCGGTGGTGGTTGACCTTTATAGTTGATAGTAGTTGTTTCTGCTTTAGCATCCATAGTTAATGATAATAAGACACCTATGGATACTCCAACAACCAATGCTACTAGGTTTCTAAATTCTTGCATTATTTCACCATGTGAGTAAGTAAGAATAAAATAACAGAACCAGCAGTTGCTAGTAATATTTGTTCTAGTCTTTTTAGTCTTGCATTAATTTGTTCGTAACGTAACGCACACACTTCTTCATGTGTGGTTAATCGTGATTCTACGTCTAACTTCACCATCTTATCCTTTCGGAGCGTTATATAAGTTTATAGGAGGTAATTCTAAATCGTGCCATTCAATCATAAAAGGCTCTTGTAGTCTTCAGGATTGGTCATGTATGGAGCTAGTAATCCAGCTGCGTTTAATGGTGTGGTAGTGCCTTGTATAAGTTTAATACCAGAATATGGTTGACCACCAGTTTTAATAGCATTAATTACATTCTGTAAATTTTGTTTGCCTAAAGTACCAGCAGCTCTTGTAGATATACCTTTAAGAGCTGGAACAGTTTTTGCTCCAATATATGCACCAATAGGACCAGCAACAATATTGCCAAATTCTGGACCAAAAGCAAAAGTAGATAAACCTCCACCAATCAAGCCACCTTCAGGTGAATATCTTTCAGCTTTACCAACATTACCAAACGCTCTTAATGCGTTTTCTACTCTTCCACCTTGAGCAGCATCCTTAATAGCTTTAACTTCTTCTTCAGTAAATCCACGAAGTTTATTTTTGTTAGTAGCTAAATTTCTAAATTGATCTCTTAATTTAGTAGCAAACACAACATCATCATATTTAGCATTTGGTTGAAGACCAGCTTTTTCATAAATCTCATCTAGCAATTCTGATTTTCTAGCTTGTTTCCATAAGTTTCTAGCTTGTGGAACTAACTTAATAGCCTCTAAATCACCTTTAGCTGGAGATACAAGTTTTGTTGAGTCTAACTTTTCCATAAAATCATCTAATTGCTCTACAATTTTTCCAGCAAACATTCTGTCTGAAGCTTCACTAGACTTTTTGAGAGTAGAAATACTTGATCTTAAATCTTGCATTTTTTGCAATGTTATAGGAGCATCTCTAGCTTCATCTAATTCTTTAAAGACATCTACAATTTTAGGATTTCTAGCTTCACGAACTTTAGTTCCAACAGTTGATTTTACATTATTTACAAATTCATTATATGGTTCTGATTTAATAAGAACACCAGCATCATCTATTTGTTGATATAATTGAGTTGCTTGTGATTTTATATCTGCAGAAGTAGGAACTTTTGCTTTTGTTCTAAAGCCAATGTTAGCTGCACCAGTAATAGGTGTAGGTGCAATTTTAGATGCTTCAACTACATTTTGAATGTTTTGTAAATACTCTGGAGCAACTTGACCACGAGGTTGATATGTAAGTGCTTGTTGAACTTGTTGTGCAGTTTTTTCTGCTGTACCTTTACCAAAGTCACCAGTTAATACTTCTTTTCCTACACCAGCAATATTACCAACTAATTGACCAAGTACACCTGTACCAGCAGTTAAAGCAGACTCACCAACACCTATTGCTTTTTGACCAATAGTCGATGTAGTAGGTTTATATTGTGATTGAGCAAAACTAATGATGTCTTGTTGAGCTGCACCTTCTGGTGCTTCAACTTTTATAATGCTACCGTCTGGAGCTTGTACTTTAAATATAGGCATATATTTCCTTATTCAACAATTCTAAATCCACCAGTGTTTTTAGCAGGGCTAGATACTGTGGGAATATCTCTAGAAGATACAGGTGGTTTATAAGAACCACGAACATATAATGGGTCTACAATAAAATCTGCTGGTCTATATGTTCTATTGTAAGCATTAGAAATACGTCTTTCAGCTAAATCCATTTCTTTATCAATTCTTTCTAATTCAGCTACAATATCTTTAAATTTTTTCTTTTGTTGTAACGAACCTTTAAGGTTTTCAAATCTACTACCTTCTTTTTCTGTTACGTTACCAACTGCAGCACCAGTTTGAGAAGCATTTCTCATGTCTGTAATACCTTCTACAAATAGTTGGTTTTTAAGAGTATCTAATTCTGCAGCAGCACTTGCAGCTTCAGTGTTTGGAATATAAGAAAGTAATACTCCATCCTTACCAAAAGCTGATGCAAAGTTTGGATTATCTAAAATTCTATTTATAGTATTTCTGATTCTTCTTGTAGATCCTAAAGCATATTCTGTAGCTGAAGTAGCTTTAGGTTGTTCAATAATAAGTTGCTCTCTACTCTTTGGAGATATTGCAGAACTTTCAATTAATGGAACACCTTGTTTAACTTCTTGTTCTGGTTGTTTAAATCCAGTTGATGGCTTACCTGAAGGTGTACCTTTAGGTGTACCTGTTAGGTTACCTTTAGGTTGACCTGTAAAGTATGTTTCTTTTGTTTGAAGAGGATCAAATTTAATACCAGTGTCAAATGTAATTTTTGCACGATCTCCTTCAATTTTTGCAGCGTCTGCAGATGTAGGTAATTGACTATAAATATTAAAATCTTTAAAGTCTTGAGCAGTCCATGTGTCAATTGGCTTACCAGTTTGTTTAGAAAACATAGTAACATCTTTGTTAAATTCAGGATTTGCTGCAGCTATAGCTTTTACACCTTCAGCTGGATTAGCTAAAAGTATATTTTGGTATTGTGGGTATTGTTGAATTAATCCTAAAGTACCAACTTCTTCTCTTTGTAGTTTTTTAGTTTCAAATTGACCTTTTTGAATATCTTGCATAAGTTTAGATAATTCAGTTTGGGTCATAAAGTTTTTAGTTGCAAAGTCAATAGGAGCTTGTCTTCCTCCAACAGCACCTGTAAATCCACCTAAAGCAGCACCCACTGGACCTTGATTCCAATTTTGTGCAAG